GCACAAATTCAACAAGAAAAACTTAAAGCCAACAATATGATAAATAATGCAAGAAAAGTTATGGATATTGCAGATCAAATGAATGAAATACAAGCTACAGGAATGTAGTTTTTATTTTGCACTACTTTATAGGTAGTGCGCTGGTGGTATAGTCAATCTGGCTGGATAACCCTGTGTGGGTCCACTCGAGTATACCTTTAGCGCAGTGCTTATAAAATAGCACTCCTTACATCAGGAAGATGGAATCTATAGTCGACGGACTTAAACTGGAGGAAAAAATGGAAAAAGAAGAACTGTTAGAACAAACTAACGACACTGAAAATGTAGAAACACAAACTACAGAAGAAAATGTGGATGGTATAGAAATAACTGATACCTCTGAATCAATTGAGATAATTGAGGAAGAAAAAAAAGAAGTTAAAACATTGAAAGAACTTTTAGAAAACAATCCTGAATATCAAGAAGAATTTAATACTATGATTAAAACTAGACTTGGTAGACAAGAGAGAGTACACAAAGAAGAACTTTCAAAATACAAAAATGTAGAAAATATATTGAATGCTGGACTTAATACGAAATCTATTGAGGAAGCAGAAACTACATTGAGAAATTATTATAAGGAACAGGGAGTTGATTTACCTGAACCTGTACAACAAGGTTTGAGTGAAGAAGAATTACAAACATTAGGACAAGCTGATGCGAACAGAATTATTGCTTCTGGATTAGATGAAGCAGAAATAGAAGCTAATAATCTTGCTAAAAAAGGGCATCAAAATTGGAATGCTAGAGAGCAAGCTATGTTTGAAAAATTAGCAAGTACTTTAAAGTACGAAAAACAAAAAAAAGAACTTAAATCAATAGGAGTTGATACAAAATTATTAGACTCTAAAGAATTTAAGGACTTCGCTGAACAATTCAATCCTAATACAGATATAAAAAATATCTATAATTTGTATTCAAAAACTGAACCTAAAAAACCTTTGACTAAATTAGGGAGTATGAAAAATAATATTCCTGAAAAAGTTGAAAAAAAATATTCATCAGATGAAATTGACGCACTTTCTTTAGAAGAGCTAGATAATGATGAAATATGGGAAGCTGTTAGAAGGTCCATGACAGGACAAGTTTAAAAAGAAGGGAATGATTATTAATGGATACAGCAAAACAAACAATTTGGCATAAAGCCTACGAAAGAGCCTTAAAAACAATTACTTCATTAAGAAACCATTGTGATTTTAAATACGATAAAGATGCAACCAATGCAAATAAAGTTATAATTTTAAATGCAGTTAGACCAACTGTAAAGAAATATACACCAGGAGAAAAAATTGAGAGAGAAGCAGTATCTGCTACATCTCAAGAATTATTAATTGATCAATTTCATTATTTCAATATTGGTATTGACGACATTGTTAAAGCTCAAACAGTACCAGGAGCATTAGAATCTTCAGCAGAAGAAGGTGCATTAGCATTATCTGAAAAAGGTGATGAATATGTTGCTACTATTGTAAAAGATGGTGTAACTGATGGTACTATTCATGCAACTCCTTCAGCTAAAGCAACAAAAAGTAATGCTCTTGAATTAGTAGAAGATGGATTCGAAGTATTATATGGAAATAATTGTAAAGTTCAAGAAGAATATTGGCTAGAAATTGCGCCATCTTTTCATAAAGTATTTAGACCAGCATTAACAGAAGTTTTAACTAATAATGTTGATATGGCTAAAAAAGGTGTAGTAGGTAGATATGGAAATGCATTAGTAACTATTGAAAATATGTTACCATCAGATGATACTGATGTATACAACATTTTAAGAACTAAACATGCTATTGCTTTCGTTGAACAAATAAGAAAAACAAAAACTTATGAACCAGAAGATGGATTTGAACAAGCAATTAAAGCTTTATATGCATTTGGTGCAAAATTAGTTAGAGAAAAAGAAATTGTAGTAATTAAAACTCAAAAGGCTTAATTATAGAGAGGTTAGAACCTCTCTTTTATCATAGGAAAGGAAATAATTAGTGGTTCGATTCCACTGCCTATGTCCAATAGAAAAATAGGAGGAAGAAATGGAAAAACTAGAATATTACACAATAGAGCCAAATTTAAAACAAATATATGGAAAGAAAGTGACTAAAGATACTATATTTGATGAACAAACAGAAGATGGAACGATTACACAACATTTTGAAAATTTAACACTTACTACTAATATTAAAAAGGAGTCGTCATCAGGACAATTTAATTATCTTGAAGAATCAAAAATAAGTGTTACGGTACCAGAAAATACAATTCTTATATGGAGTGAAGAAGAAGGATTTATAATTCCAGAAATAAGAATGACAACTTTAGAAGATTTAAAGAAAGAAATTAATGATATACAAGAAATATATAATAGTTCCGAAGATTAGAGGTGAAAATTTATGACACTTAAAGAGCAAAAAATAAAAATATTATCTTTAATTGAAGAAGTAAATCCAAAAAGTGAATATTTGACTGATGATCCTGATATATCAGCAAAAATAAACTCAGTAATAAATCAGATTCAAGATGAATTAGCAAGATTAAAAAAAATACCTGCTAAGTATGAATATGATACTACTGAAAATAAAACTCTTTTAATAAAGGATATTCCGAATTGCTATCAATTGAATAAACTTACTACTTCTAAATATGAGTTAATAGGAGATATGGAAATAAAGTTTGATGATGATATGGTAGAGAAAGTTACAATCTATTATTAAAAGTATCAAAATAATAAT